CCCCTCGCCTCGTACGGACCCTGGTCCTGAAGGCGTGCAAGCGGTTCATGGACAACCCCCAGGGCTACACCCAGTCCCGAGCGGGAGACGAGACCCTGGGCTGGAACGACAGCCAGGGCGAGAACGCAGGCACGGTCTACTTCACCGCTGACGAGCAGAAGCTCCTCGCGGAGATCGGCGGCAAGCGGCCCGGCCTCGTGTCGGTCGGCGTGAGCGCCTGGGGCTCCGACATCCGGCGCTACCGGCACCGTGCCAGCTACGTCCCCACCGACCAGTCCCCCTTCCCGCTGTACCGGGATGAGGAGGAACCCTGGTGAGCTCGATGCAGCGTAGGCGGGGAGTTCCGGCGACGATCTGGAAGAGCCGCTACCACACCGACAACCGCGGCAACGAGATCCTCGTCGCCGACGCGGACGGCCCACACCAGGTCCGGTGCGCACTGATCCCGCAGCGTTCGGCCCGAGCAGAGGTTCCCGGTCAGCAGCAGATCAACATCACCCGCATGATCGTGGACGCCAACCTCGAAGGGGTTGAGCTCTGGTCGCGGGTCGAGATGCTGGGCAAGGTCTGGGACATCGTGACCCCGCCGGCCTACCACCACGGCGAGCGCAGGACTCGGCACTGGTCGATCGACGTCCGCGAGAGGCCGAGCTGATGGCCTACATCTACAAGGGCCTCAACGGCAAGAACATGGGCGAGATCATCGCCTCCATCCCCGAGGTGCAGGCGGAAGTCGACCAGCGCGCGTTCGAGATCGGGGTCAGGGCTGAAGAGCTCCTGATCCAGCACAAGGTCGAGGGCGTCGCCCAGATCGAGATCGCCAAGGGTGACATCGACGCCTACGTCGTTCTCGCCGACGCCAACGGAACCAACGCCAAGACCAACTCGAACTCGGCCCTGTCGATCGAGTTCGGCCGCAACGCCTACGACGTGGAAGTGGTCGACGACCAAGGAAAGGTCATCGACGAGTACACGGTCGGCGCGATGCAGGGCCTGCACATCCTCGAAGAGGCTTCGCACCTCCCGAAGAAGCAAGGTCCGAAGGCCAGCCCCAAGAAGCGCAAGGTCAAGATCAAGGCGCGCAAGAAGCGCGGAGGAGGTAGAGGCTGATGGCCGGTCTCCCTCCGGAGATCAAGGCGCTCGCCGAGCTCTCCCCGGTCGAAGACCTGATGCTCGCGATCCTGCGCGACGGACTGCCTGGCATCCAGGTCAAGTCCCTGATCGCCAAGGATCAGACGTTCCCCCTCGTACTCGTTCGCCGTGACCCGTCCTTCGGGAACTGGCAGGGCGACACCCGATTCCTCGACGCAGCCCGCGTCGCGGTGCACGTCTTCTGTCAAGACCCCGATGGCGACGAAGACGCCGCGATCCTCTCCGAGGCCGTGCGCGTGGTCATCCGCGACGCCTGGCTCTCACAGAAGGTCGTGCCCTCGCGCGGCCACATCACTCGGGTCGACCTCGCGTCTGCTCCTCGTCGGGTTACCGACTGGGCGACGTCGACCGGCCCGGTCCAGTACGCGGACCTTCCCACTGGTGTCTGGCGCTACGAAGCGACCTACGACATCGAGATCCGCAAGCCGCGCAACCGCCCGTACCCCATCCCGTAAGGAGAACACTTCGTGGCACTGAACGACAACGCCACCCTCGTCATCGGCTCCGGCAACTACCTGACGGCGCCGGTCGGAACCGACCTCCCCGAAGACCTGCTCGTCCCGACCTCTCCCTGGTCGATCGTCGGTCACACCTCGCTGGAGGACATCTTCTCGATCGCCTCCGAGGGCGGCGAGGCCACGGTCATCGGCACGCTCCAGAACAAGAGCCTGCGCACCAAGTACTCGGCCCGTACCGAGACGATGACCTTCACCCTCCAGCAGTTCGACGTCCCCGGCCTGAAGCTGTACTACGGCTCCAACGCCCCGGTCCTGCCGAACGGCACTGTCGGTGTTCCGACCGAGCCGACCCCCACGGTCTCCGCGTTCCTCGCGGTGTTCGTGGACGGCGAGAACCACTTCGCGTTCTACGCCCCCAAGGCCGAGATCTACCGCGCTGACGACGTGTCCTTCGGTGACACCGAGTCGCTGGCCGGCCTGCCGATCGGCGTGAAGCCGATGGCCTTCGGCTCGAACACCTACACCTACGCGATCACGCCGCTTGGTGCAAGTGTCGCAACCGGTGCGACCGCTGGTACGCCTGGCTCCTTCACCCCGGAGGGCTCGACCGTTCCGGCCAACCTGGCTGCGCTGGCTTCCGTCATCGCTACGCCGACCTCGGCCTGGACCACGGGCCAGAACGTCGTCCTCGGCGACGCCTCCACGGCGAGCTGGGATGGCGACTCCTGGGTCTCCGGCCCGGCTGCCTGATCAGGGCTCATCTGATCTCCCCCGGTGTGCAAGTGGTGCGGACCTCCTCGCACACCGGGGGCCCTTCGGGGCTCTTCTCACGACGGTCCGCGCTCTCCTCTCCCCTACTTCTTGGAGGTCCGCAACCCCATGGCCAACTTCTCCCTCGACTCCATCCGTGCCGCCGCTGAAGCGAAGTACGGGTCCACTGACATCGAGCTCGGCGACGGCTTCGTCGTCCGACTGCTCAACCCCCTGCGCCTCCCGAAGGAGAAGCGCGCCGAGCTCCTGAAGATCCAGGAGAAGCTGGACGGCGACGACGTCGACCAGGAGCAGGTGCTCTCGGACGCGATCCGCCTGGTCGCCGACAACGAGAAGGCGGCCGAGAAGCTGCTCTCGGAGATCGGCTCCGACCTCGCGGTCCTGGCGCAGATCTTCGCGACGTACAGCGAGGGCACCCAGGTGGGGGAAGCCTCGGCCTCGGAGAGCTGATCGACAAGTACGGCGAAGGGCTCTACCCCGACCTGCTCTTCCACTACGGAGTGGATCTCACTGAGGTGATCGCAGGTCGGGGGCCCGCGCCGGCCCTTGTCCTCGCTCTTGTCCAGAGGCTTCCTGACACGTCCCTCACCATCGCCCTCGCGTCGGGCGGCAGGGACCACTTCGGCTGGGGGCTTGACCGCCACATGCAGGCCGACATCTTCGACGCGATCAACCAGAACACCAGAGCCACCGGCCAGTGGGGCAAGGGCAAGGCGCCCAAGATCCCGCTCTGGCCACGCCCCAAGCCCGAGAAGAAGAACAAGGGCGAGGGCAAGAAGGGTCGCCGCGTCTCCGTGGCGGATCTCTACAACAAGTTCAACGCCAAGCGGAGGTAAGCGATGCCCCAGGGTCAGGTCATCGGACGCGTCAGTGTCCGCGTCCTGCCGGACACCAGTGAGTTCCGACGCAAGGCTGAGAATCAGCTCGCCAAGGACGAGAAGAAGCTCAAGGTCGAAGTCCAGGTCATGCCGAACATGGCCGGGTTCGAGCGTCAGCTCCTCACCGAGATCTCCAAGATCAGCCAGCGCAACCGCCAGTCGGACGCTCGCAAGGTGAAGATCTACACCCGCATCGACACGAGCACGATGAACGGCGAGCTGGCCAAGGCGATCCGCGCGTACTCCAACCGCGCCAAGAGCGGCGACAAGGTCAAGCTCCAGTCCGAGCTCGACGCGGGTGCAGTCGACCTGAAGATCTCGGACGAGTCGCTCCGCAAGATGACGGACGATCTCAACGACTGGCGCGACCACAACTCGCCGCTCAAGATCAAGATCGAGCCGGACATGAGCGCCCTCGGTGGCGCTGCCACCTCCGCTCGCCTCGCGGTCCTGACCCGGCCGCGCACGGTGTCGATCGTCCCCGAGCTGAACAACGCGGCTGTCGCCAAGGTGGCTACCGCGCTCGCTGCCCTGTCCGGCATCCGCGTGCTGAACAACCTCTTCGAGAAGTTCGGCGACATCCTGAAGAACCTCGACAAGAGCGTCCCGATCATCGGTTCGCTTGCGTCCGCCGTGGCCGGCCTGGCTTCGGCTGGCCTTGCCGGTGCGAGCAACCTCTTCGCGCTGTCAGCTTCGCTGGCCCAGATCGGACCAACTGTCGCCCTGCTTCCCGGACTTCTGGGTGGCTTCGCGGTCGGACTCGGCGTCACCATCGCCGCGTTCAAGGACTTCAACAAGGTCATCCCCGAGGTCAAGCAGACCCTCTCGGATCTCCAGAACGTGATCAGCGCGAACTTCTGGGAGAAGGCCAAGGCTCCGATCAAGGAGATGGTCGACTCCCTGCTCCCCGCGTTCCGTAAGGGCGTGGCGGACACGGCCACCGAACTCGGCGGCTTCTTCGGCTCCTTCGCCAAGAACCTCGGCTCCTCCCTCTCCCCCGCGCTGGGGCAGATGTTCACCGACCTGTCGTCGTCCATCACCATCGCGACCGGTGGAACCAAGGCGTTCGCCGACATCATCGCGACGCTGGGCAAGGTCGGTACCTCTTACCTGCCGCAGCTCGCGCAGTGGTTCGTCGACATCTCCAAGCAGTTCGCCGACTTCCTGAAGGCCAAGGGCGAGAACGGGATCAAGGCCGAGATCGACCAGGGCATCCAGGCCCTGAAGGATCTGGGCGGCGTCCTCTACAACGTCTACGGCATCCTGTCTGGTGTCGCCCGTGCGGCGACCGAGGCGGGCGGTACGTCCCTCGGGACGCTGAACGACGCACTGGCCAGCATCCACAAGACGGTCGACTCCAAGGGCTTCCAGTCCGGCCTGACCGACGTCTTCAAGGCTGCGCACGAGGCGATGAACAACATCGCCACGACGTCCGGGCCGGCAGTCAAGAACCTGTTCATCGAGCTCGGCTCCCTGCTTACGACGGTCCTCCCGAAGGCCGGCGAGATCATCGGTACGGCGCTCGACGCGGTGGCTTCGGCCCTCGCTCAGCCCGCTGTCACCGAGGGCATCTCGGCCATGTTCGACGGACTGCTCGGTGCAGTGCAGGCCCTCGCTCCCGCGATGGCTCCGCTCGGCCAGGCGCTCGGCGCGATCATGCAGGTCGTTGCCGCGATGCTCCCGGTCTTCGGTCAGCTCGTCTCGGCTGCGATCATCCCGCTCGCGAGCGCCTTCTCGACGCTCGCTCCGCAGCTCATCCCGATCGTCGAACTCCTCGGCGGCGCGCTGACGCAGGCGTTCCAGGCGCTGGCTCCGATCATCGAGCAGATGGTGCCGATCGTCGGCGACCTGCTCGGTACGGCGTTCCAGTTCCTCGGTACGCTCCTGCCTCCGATCGCTGCGATCTTCGGTCAGATCCTCGCCGCGGTGATGCCTCTGGCGTCCGCCCTGATCGATGCACTCGCCCCGATCCTGCCTGTGCTGTCTGCGGCACTGACCACGATCTTCACGGCCCTCCAGCCGGTGATCGCTGTCGCGCTCCAGATCATCACGGCAGTCATCCAGCCTCTGCTTCCGATGCTGTCCGAGGTCATCCAGTCCGTACTGCCTCCGCTGGCCGACGCGATCTCTCGCGTGGTCGAGGCGCTCCAGCCGTTCCTTCAGGCACTGCTCGCGGTCGTCAACTTCCTGATGCCGATCCTCGTGCCGGTGCTCCAGTTCATCATCGAGATCCTGGCCGGCGCCCTCGTCGCCGCGATCAACGGTGTGGGCCTGGTCCTCGAAGGACTGAAGGAGTTCTTCGTCGGAGTCTTCGACTACATCGTCGGCTTCTTCAAGATCTGGTGGGGTCTGTTCGAGGGCATCTTCACCGGCAACTGGGACACCTTCAAGGACGGCTTCAAGCAGCTCTGGGAAGGCATCAAGGGGATGCTGAAGGGCGTCTGGGACACGATCCTCGGCGCACTGGAAGTGTTCCTGAACGTCGGCATCCTCGGCGCTGCGGGTAAGGGCCTCAAGGCCATCGGCGCCCTGTTCAAGTCCGCCTGGAAGGCGATCGGTGAGGTCTTCACCGGAGCCTTCGCTGCGATCCGCGGCTACATCGGAGTGTTCTTCACGGGCGCTCGCGGTCTGGTCACTGACGGACTCGCGGCCATCGGCCGGTTCTTCTCCTCCGCCTGGTCCTCGATCAAGACGGCGGCGGTCACCGGCCTGGGCAAGCTCGTCTCCGCCGTGGGCGAGTGGATCGGCAAGGCCGTCACCAAGGTCAAGGAGCTGCCCGGCAAGGCGAAGTCCGCACTGGGCTCGCTCGGTTCGACGCTGCTCTCTGCCGGTAAGGAGCTCATCAAGGGCTTCATCTCCGGCATCACGTCGATGTTCAGCTCGGTCAAGTCCAAGCTCGGCAGCCTGACCGACAAGCTGACCGACTGGAAGGGTCCGCTCCCCAAGGACAAGGTCCTTCTCTACAACGCCGGTGTTGTGATCATCAAGGGTCTGATCAAGGGCCTTGAGTCGCAGTTCGACAACGTGAAGAAGAGCCTGACGGATCTGACCGGTCTGATCGGCAAGGCCAAGCTGAGCAAGTCGGTGACGGCCAAGGTCAAGGCCGACCAGGCGCAGCTCAACAAGCTGCTCTCCTCGTACGACTCGCTGAAGAAGAAGGTCGACGACGCCAAGAAGTCCCTCGCGGACCTGAAGGCGGCGAAGGCCGACTACGCGGCGAACATCGCGCAGAAGATCATCGACGACGCCAACGTCACGAACATGGAAGGCGGCTTCACCGGGATCATCGAGCAGCTCACGCAGGCTCGGGATCAGGCGAAGCACTTCGCTGACGTGCTGGCCAAGCTGAAGAAGCTGGGCCTGAACTCGGAGATGTTCGATCAGCTCGCGCAGGCCGGCCCCCAGGCTGGCATGGATGCGGCTGAGGCGATCCTCGGTGCGGGCAAGGCTGGCGTCGACCAGGTCAACAAGCTGGAGAAGGAGATCGCCAGCGCGGCCGGGAAGGTCGGAGCGACCGCAAGCCAGGTGATGTACGACAACGGCATCCACATGGCTGAGGGTCTGGTCAAGGGTCTGGAATCGCAGGCCGACAAGATCGAGAAGCAGATGCTGAAGATCGCGGACTCGATGGTCAAGGCCATCAAGAAGGCGCTCGGCATCCACTCTCCCTCGCGGGTTGCGAAGAAGCTCGGCTCGTACTTCGGGCAGGGCTTCTCTCTCGGTGTGGTCGGCGAGAAGTCCAACATCGCTCAGGCGGTGGAGGACTCCCTGGTCGTGGGTCCGACCTCCAACTCCACGGCGCGCAACATCGCATCCGCGGTGGGCAGCGCCCTGGGCAACGGCTCCTCGAACGGGGGCAGCTCGAAGACTCTCAACTACTACGCGGCACCCGGCTCCTCGCTCGGCTCCGAGGAGGATCTGTTCGCCGCCGCGAACCGAGCCAGGATGGGATGGTGAAGTAAGTGCCAAAGCTCCTGCTTGTGAGCGGTGCGGACACGATCGACCTCAACGAGATCGACGAGCAGGGGGTGGGGTTCCAGGCCAAGTCCGGTGTGACTGGCCTGGGCCTGCCCCCGGTCTCGGTCCAGTGGCTGGAAGGCGCCGGAGACGGCGCCGTCTTCCGCAGGACCCGCGTACAGACCAGAGACATCGACGTCCCCATCGAGATCCTGGCGCTCGACCGAGCAGACCTTCAGGACAAGCTCTCCCGGCTGGCACTCGTGCTGGCCGGGGGGTGCTCCCTGATCCTCGACGAGGGCAACGGGGTCAAGTGGTCGACCGAGGTTCACCGCGTCGGGGGTGGCGAGTACACCTACGGCGAGGACACAGTCGGCGCGAACGAGTTCCAGACGGTCCTCACCCTGCGGGCCGGCGACCCGTACTTCACCAGCTCTCAGCAGCAGGTGCGTACGATCTCCGGCGCCACAGGAACGAGCGCGTTCCTCGCCAACCTCGTCACGATGAAGGTTGCCCCTTCGCAGGCGATCGGTTCCATCGACCTCTTCAACTCGGGTGACGCTTCGGCGTACCCGGTGTGGGAGGTCCGTGGTCCGGGTGACCACTTCACTGCGACGTCACCCAACGGCGAGACGCTGAAGTGGAACGGCACTCTCACCGCCTCGCAGAAGCTCATCGTCGACACCCGCAAGGGGACGGTGGTGGACGAGACCGGCGCCAACCGGTACGACCTGTTGGACACTGCCCCACGCTTCTGGACCGTCCAGCCGGGCGAGTCCACCGCGACCGCCTCTCTGTTGAACACCACCAGCGCCTCGCAGATCACCTGCTCCTGGTACCCCCGGAAGTGGATGGTGATCTGAGTGCGCCTGGAAGACATCACCGTTGAGGTGCGTGACAAGAACCTGGTCCGAAGGGGCATCATCCGCCCCGAGGAGCTGGACCTCGAATTCACGGACAACTTCAACAACCTCGGCTCATGGTCACTGACCCTGGCGTCGGAGCATCCGCTGTGTGACACGCTGCGGACGCCCGGCTCCGGGGTCATCATCACCGGGCCAGACGACGTCTTGCTGTCCGGGCCGATGGTGAAGTCGGAGTTCTCTTCGACCCCCACCGACCCGGACGGGACGGTCTCCTTCGAGGGCGTGTCTGACACTGTCTGTCTTGCAGATGCGCTGGCCTTTCCACAGCCGTCCAACCCGGACGGCGCCAGTCAGACAGAGGCGCATGACGTCCGCACCGGCAAGGTCGAGACCGTCATGCACGCGTATGTCAACGCCAACATCGGTCCGACAGCTCCGGCCGCTCGTCGCAAGACGGGGCTCATCATGGGCACGGACGGAGCCCGCGGACCGATCATCAACCAGTCCGCCCGCTTCCCGATCCTGGGCAACCTGCTCACCGAGATCGCCCTGCTGGGCCAGCTCGGTTTCCGTGTCGTGCAGCGTGGGGCGAACCTGGTCTTCGAGACCTACGCCATCACCGACCGCACGGCGTTCGTCCGGCTCGACGTCCGCAACGGGACGCTCTCCGGGCAGAAGGTCGGCATCTCCCCGCCCGGCGTCACACGCGCCATCGTGGCGGGGCAAGGCGACCTCACGGAGCGCCAGTTCCTCCAGGTCGACAACGCCGAGTCCATCGCCGCAGAGGCTGACTGGGGCCGGCGCATCGAGCAGTTCATCGACCAGCGCAACACCGACGACTGGACCGAGCTCCAGCAGGCCGGCGACGAGGCGCTGACCGACGCAGGCTTCACCGCGATCAACGTCCAGGTCGTACCGATGGAGGACAGCCAGGCCCGCTTCGGCAAGGAGTGGGGGCTGGGCGACAGCCTCGTCGTCATCGTCGATGACCAGGAGCTGAAGTCCACCGTCACCGGCTACGTCCTGAAGGCCAACCGCGACGGCTTCCAGCTCGGCGCCCTGCTCGGTGACGCCACCGGCTTCGACGCATCCGCTGCGCTGAACAAGCGCGTGACCAACACCGAGACCCGCCTGTCCAACCTGGAGGCCAACTCCACGGGAGGCGGCTCCTCTCCGTCCGATCAGATCATGCAAATCATGGGGGTGTGGTAAGCGATGGCGAACACGCCGAAGCGCCTGTCCAGAGGGAACACTTCGACGACGCTGACGACCGTCTACACGGTGCCGTCGAGCACGACGACGATCGTGACGAACATCGTGGTGGCCAACTCGGGCACCAGCGCGGCGACGATCCTGATCCAGCTCAACGGGCTGGCGATCATCCCGAACACCTCACTCCCCGGTAACGGCATCTTCACCCTCGACATCTCTCAGGTGATGGACGCGGGCGACACGGTCAAGGTCCAGGGCAACACGACGACCTGCCAGTACTTCATCAGCGGAGTGGAGGTGACGGCCTGATGGGCTTCTCCGTAATCCCGGAGCCCGCCATCTCCGGCTTCACGGGCCCGCAGGGTCCGGCTGGCACGATCCCGTCCGACCCGGTCTTCACTGGCTCGATGGCGGTGAACGACACCTCCGGCGACCCGAACATCGACATCAAGAAGAACGGGTCGATGCGGTGGAAGATCCGCTCGGCAGGTACGGAGTCCGGCTCGAACAACGGCTCCGACCTGTGGGTGGAAGCCTTCGCCGACGACGGCACCACGAAGATCAACGATCCGATCTGGATCTCGCGGACCACGGGCCAGGTCGCCATCGGCATCGCCGACAGCTCGCAGGGTGGCGTGAAGCTCAGCGTCAACGGAGCCATCGGTACGCGAGACATCACGGCCGACCCGCCCACCACCAGCATGGGCGCCCAGCTCTACTCGAAGGCCGGCAAGCTGTGGGTGCAGACCGCGTCCGGAGCCGAGAAGTTCCAGGTCGTCGAGTCGCTGCCGAGCAAGGCCAACGCGACGCTCAGCGCGACGTACATGAGCATCGACAAGTCCGCCGGTAACTACCGCGTCTTCCGCTGGCTGACCGATGGCGCCAGCCGTTGGGAGGCCCAGGTCGATGACGTCGCCGAGGCCGGCTCGGCTGTCGGTTCTGACTTCCGCCTGTCCGCGCGCAACGACGACGGCTCGTTCAACAAGACCGTCATCCACGCCAGGCGGTCGGACGGCACGATCACCTTCGGCACAACGACGCACCACGGCTCCGCCCAGGTCACCTCGGCCGGAGCGGTTGGCCTGCGAGACATCGCCGCCGACCCGGCTACCGCTACGGGCGGCGCCTTCCTCTACTCGAAGAGTGGCGTCGCCTACGTCAAGCAGGGAGACGGCACCGTCTTCCAGCTCGGCGCCGGTGGTGGCGGTGGTGCTGTCTCCTCCGTCAACGGCAAGACTGGCGTGGTCGCCCTGGCCGCGTCGGATGTGAACGCCCTACCGACCGACGCGAACGGCACGACGACCGGCGTCGTCACAGCGAAGGGCTTCGTCGTCAACTCGGCGGACATCAACCAGAACCCGATCGTCACCGACTCCCCTTCGGGGCAGGCTGCCCGGCTTCAGGTGATGCGGGTCAACGGCGTCGACAAGTTCTCGCTCACTGCAACAGGCGCCCTGACGCTCGGCGGTGCGCTGACGTCAGTCGGCACGAGCCAGGTGGACAACCTCCGCATCGGAGCCTCCGCCTCCTTCGGTGGTGCGTCCGGCTCAGTCCTGGCGATGGCCAACGCCACCACGGTCCCGACGACCACTCCGTCCGGCGCTGTGCTGTATGTCGAGGGTGGCGTGCTGAAGGTGAAGCAGGCCGACGGCGCAACCGTCGTCGTCCAGAACCCTCCGGCCGCTCCCGTCACCTCGGTGAACACCAAGACGGGCGCCGTCTCCCTGACGGCTGCCGATGTCAGCGCCATCCCGACGAGCCAGAAGGCTGCCGCCTCGGGCGTCGCCTCGCTGGACTCGACGACTCGCCTGCCGATCGCGCAGATACCTGCGGCGGTAGCGAAGAACGAGTGGACCCCGCAGGCGGTCGGATTCCAGGCGTGGTCGGTCGATCCGGGCACGCTGGCTACCCCCACGACTGGCCGCTCGATCACGATCGGGCGCACCTACCTCGCAGGGTTCAACATCACCGAGCCGACCACGGTCAGCGAGCTCTTCGTGTTCGCCGCGGGTTGGGCCGGCTCGACGGCCGTTCCGGCAGCTCGCTTCTGGGCGGGCATCTACAACGAGAGCGGCAGCCGGGTTGCCACCTCGGGGACCGCGGGCCTGTCGAACGTCGGGCCGGCCGGTCAGGAGTCGGGCGCACCTACCGTGCAGGCGAGCTCGCACGCTGGCGCCGTGCCCTTCCCGCTCACCGGGTCGGTCACCTTGCAGCCCGGCCGGTACTGGGGCGCCTTCCAGATGAGTGCCGGTGTGAGCACCGACTTCTACTACTTCTACGCGCAGAACGAGGCGGCGACCAACACGTCGGTCTTCCACAACCTGTCGACCGCGTTCATCCGGAACGCCTACCTCAACAGCATCACGATGGGGACGACCGGGATGCCGACCACGATCACGAAGGCCAACTTCCAGCTCAACCACGACCAGATGGTCATGGCCATCGCGTAAGGAGTGTGCAAGTGGGAGCGTCCCTCTACCCGCCCCCGGTCGCGCCGGTCGAGACTCCGACCGTCGTGACGTCAGGACTGACGCCGGGGGCGGGCGTCACCATCAACAACTTCCAGGGCAGGAAGATCGGCGGAGTCTGCTCCTTCGGGTTCGACCTGGCCGTCACGACCAAGTTCAACGCGGGGTCAACCGCCCCGTACAACCTCGCCGACACCGTCATCGCGACCCTGCCTGACGGGTACCGCCCGGCCCGCACCGTGACCGCCCTCTACTCGACGGGCTACGCGGACGGCGAGTGCGACGTCACGACGAACGGCGAGGTCACCATCCGGACCACGAACACATACAGCATCGAAGTAGGCGAGACGATCCGCTGCTCCGGCGCTTTCGTCCTGTAACCCAAGGAGGCCCAGCAAGTGGCGATCACGTCTTACCCCTTCGACAGCACGGCTGTCACCGAGTCCGACTACTCCCGTCTCTTCCGGGAGTTCCAGTCCACTGGCGTGGCCGATGGCGTCGGAGGCAGCGCGTTCTACGCGTACGCGGACGGCACTGGCATGACCGTCAAGGTCAGCTCCGGCTTCGCGATCGTGCGCGGCCACGCCATCTACTCGACGGCGACCGAGGTGCTGACCGTCGCGGCATCCAACACCACCGCCCGAGTTGACCGCGTGGTCCTGAAGCTGGACCCGGCAACCAACTCCATCACCCTGGCAGTCAAGACCGGCACGGCCGGCTCGTCGACTCCGCCCGCCCTGACCCAGACGGACACGGGCATCTACGAGTTCGGCCTGGCCACGGTCGCAGTCGGTGCCAGCGTCACCTCGATCTCTGCCGCCTCCGTGCAGGGCGAGCGCCAGTTCCTCGGGAACACGGTCGGCGGCTGGACCACCAGCACCCGGCCCTCCTCTCCGCGCATCGGCCGGCTCGGCTTCAACCAGTCGACCAACACCTGGGAGTTCTGGAACGGCACGGCCTGGACCTCACTGGTCGCCGCGGTCGACTGGAACACGTTGACCAACAAGCCGGCCTCGTTCACCCCGTCCACGCACAGCCACGCGTACGCCGACATCACTGGCAAGCCGACCACCTTCGCCCCGTCCACGCACTCGCACGACTGGGACGACGTCACCGGCAAGCCCACGACCTTCGCGCCGTCGACTCACTCGCACTCCTGGTCCTCGATCACCTCGAAGCCGTCGACCTTCGCCCCGAGCTCGCACTCCCACTCCAGCTACCTGGAGTCTGGCGACACGATCTCCTGGGCGAACGGCTCGAAGAAGCCGTACTCCAACACCGCGACGGACGGCACCTGGTACGCGGTGTGGGTCGAGGGCTCGGGCACCTTCTGCCGGAACACCTCCGCCCGGAAGTTCAAGGAGAACATCCAGGACTTCGAGATCGACCCGGACACCGTCCTGAAGATGCGGCCGGTCATCTACGACCGCAAGG